GGTGATTTTGTTGATCACCCTGTTAGTTTTTTTATCAGTACATTTTTAAAACATTTTGATTCAGAACGATTCAATGTTACTTGTTATTCAGAATGTATTATTAATACATCATTGTTTAATCCAAAATTACAATTTAAAACTATCAAAAATTTATCTGCTGAAAATGCTAGCAATTTAATTTGGTCTGATCATATTCATATATTATTTGATTTAGCTGGTCATACTGCGTTTAATAGAATTGATATTTTTGCATTAAAACCTAGTCCTATCCAAATTAGTTATATAGGATATCCCTTTTCAACTGGTCTTGATGAAATGGATTATCGTATAACTGATAATATTTGTGACGGTGATCTTAGTGTTTCTCAAAAATTTTACACGGAAAAACTATTACCTTTAAAAAATTGTTTTTTGTGTTACGATCCTACTATTATTAAAAACGGTGTAAATCAAGAACAAGAACAAAAAATACACGAGATTTCACTTAGAAAACCAGATGGGTTTATCAACATTGGATGTTTTAATCGTGTTAATAAAATTACAGAACCTGTTGTTAAATTATTTAATAATATACTTGTCAAATTCCCAAAAACGCGTTTAATTTTTAAAACAAAAGCTTTAATTAATACAATTGTTCAAAAAGAATTTATTAATAAATTTGACAAGGGGGTCAGAAATAGAATTCGTGTATTAGACTGCACAATATCACACGATGATCATTTGTTAACATATAATCAAGTTGATGTTGCAATAGATACATTTCCATATTCTGGAACAACTACTACGTGTGAGGCATTATATATGGGCGTACCAGTATTTAGTTTATGGGATCGTGAACACTGGTTTCATCCAATGAATGTATCTGTAAGTATTCTTAAGAATTCTGGTTTAGACTTTTATGTATGTAATGATGATCAAGAAATTTTTGATAAAATTACAGAATTAACACAAAAAGATAGTGATTTCTGGAAATGTTTAAAAACACAAACAAAAAGTAAATTTACAAATGGTTTAGTTTGTAATAAAAACGAATATATGAATAATTTACAAGAATTGTTGACAAGTCTTTATAAAAACTATTTTAATTAATATAAAACAATCACAACAATAGATACTATAACTACATACAACATATACTTTTTTTGGTTTAAATTATCCTTAATTATAAAAAATTTTATATATTGTGTAATATTATACAAATATATAAAATTTATGTCAAAATCAAGTCATTCAAAGCAAATAGCTAAAATTTACAGTAGTGTAAAGGTATATAAAAATGCAAAACAAGATTGGGTTTATTTAACACCAACAGATATAGGAGATATCAAATATTCGTGTAAATCAGATGATCACGATGGATGGTTAAAATGTGATGGTAGAGCTATTTCAAGAACAGATTACGCTGATTTATTTAATGCAATTCAAAGTGCGTTTGGAAACGGTGATGGATTAACCACATTTAATTTACCAGATGCTAGAGGGCGCGTTCTAGGTGCAATTGGACAAGGTGCTGGTTTAACAAACAGGCAGTTAGGTAATACTGTAGGTGCTGAAACACATACTTTAACTATAGGCGAAATGCCATCGCATAATCACGGGGTTACTGATCCTGGGCATACACACGCTTATCAGAATAATTCAAATAATCAGAGTTTAGAAGTTGGTGGTAATGATTTAGCTGACAATGCAGAAGTAAATCAAACAACTGGACTTTCTACCACAGGTATCACTATTGATAATGCTGGTGGTGCTGGAGCTCACAACAATATGCAACCAACAGAATTTATTGGACACGTTTATGTTTTTGCAAAATATCTTGGTATTTAAAAAAATGAATTTTATTTAAAATATTAAAATATAAAATGGGAATTTACAATGATGCTATTTTAGTATACGGAATAGAATTTTCTTATGATGAAATTAAACATTTGAAAAAAGTGAAAGATCATACTCTCGAAGTAAATAATAATAATAGCGGCAGTGATAGTGATAGTGACAGTCATGATATTTGGATGCCAAATTTATGGGAAGATTTAGGATTTATATTAGCTTCAAATTATTATGATCAAGAAGAAGAATATTACACTTATATTATTGGAAAAAAAATTACTAGAGATATGAATCGAAATGAATTTTTACAAGAAATTAATGAAAATGACACAATATTATATTTAAAACAGTCTTGTGAAAAACACAATTTAAAATATACAGAACCAAAAATTTTATGTAGAGTTAATATTACATAGTAACTTGTAAAATATTGTATTTATTATAGAATATTTTATAAACTTTAGAATATTTTATTACACTTTAGCAGCTAATGCAATTTGACATATGTGTTCTAATCTTTCAACATGTTCAAATGCTGACCAAGCATCTTCTGCTATAACTACTATACCGTGTTGTTTTAAACCAACTATGTCAAAATCAACATCTCCAGTTTCCGAGTTAAGATTTAATGCACTTATTGTAGCATATGCTAATTCTTCACTTATAGGTGGAACTTCTGGTACCATTGGCCCAACTCTAGTATATCTATTAATTTCAGGGAATGTATTAGCTAATTCCTGTAAATCTAATCCAGAATACATTGCTGAAATAATATAAGTAGGATGCAAATGCAAAACAACACGATTTCTTGGTAAATTTTTTTGTAATAAAATATGTAATGGTAATTCACCTGTTGGATTTAACCCAACAATCTTTTGCTGATAACTATCTAATACTCTAACTGGAGTTACACCATATTTTGTATTATTATCTGGACGCAATTCTAATTTAATCATCATTTCAGCATTCATATGATATTTACGAACTCCACTAGGTGTAACGTATAAAAATGCTTCATTTTGACGTTTAAATGACGCATTTCCATCTCTTGTAGAAATCCAATTTTTTTCATATGCTCTTTTTAAAACATCACAAATAGTATCCAACATTTTTATTAACTTGTATATTTTATATTTTATATTATTTTTAAATAAAGTAAATTTAATATCTTTTATTTAACTTATTTAACTAATTTTATTTTATATATAAACTTTATAAAATAATGGAGATCTTAATCTATATAGTATTAATATTATTTGCATTTTACTTTTTAACAACAAAAGAAACATTCAAATCAATATACAATTGCGAATGTGGATGTGGTTGTAGACGTTTTGGATGTCAAAAATGTAGTAGATGTCCTACCTGTTACAGTCGATCAGAATGTTCTACAAGAAATATGTCTTATGACTTAAGAGGAGAAGCTTATTTCCCATCTAGAACAAATTTCCCATTTGATAATTCAATCATTGGTCCAAGCAATCGTGGATGCTACCCAAAAACATTATAATTAACGTCGATTAACGTCCTCCTCTATTTCTATTTTTATGTACTCCCACTTCTACACGTTCAACCTTACGTTCTGTCCGTTCAACCTTACGTTCTGTCCGTTCAACCTTACGTTCTGTCCGTTCAATCCGTTTTATTTCTTTATCACGAAGTCTAGTAGTATTTATGGTGTTATTTATTGTGTTATTTACGTGATGAATTTCTGTGCTATTTGCGTGATGAATTTCTGTGTTATTTGTATTATTTGTGTTATTTATGTGATTTACAGAACAACTTACGTGAGTTAAAAAAGTAATAAAAATAAATATAAAACTGCGCATTATAAATATTTGTATGATTTTATTATAAAAAAATAAACGAATCAATATTCGTTTATATAACTTGGATTTACATTAAAATTCTTTTACGCGAATTAATATATATGTTTAGTTTAAAAATTAGAATAAATAATTTAATATTGTGTTTATTTTACACATTATTATTATTCAATAATTTTAATGACAGACTTGGATAAATTAAAAACATTAGTCGGAACTACAATTAACAAGTATACTATTACAAAATACATTAGTTCTGGATCTTTTGGCGATGTTTTTGAAGGAAAACATAAAACTACAGGAGAATTAGTTGCATTAAAAATACCTATAAAAAACGATGAACGAGATGGGTTGCATTCTTTATTAGAAGAAGCAAAAGTATATAAACATATATCAAATCCTGAACGAGGTATAGCTAATATGAAAATTGTAAAATGTAAAGATAGAAAGATTATAGTTATGGATCTTTTAGGACCAAGTTTAGAATCTTTGTTAACAAAACATAAACGCTTTGGTATGAAAACTATAATACTTCTTGCAATATCAATGTTAGATATTATGAAACATATACATAGTTATGGATTTATCCATAGAGATATTAAACCAGATAATTTTGCAATAGCACATGATGACAAGAGTAAATTATACTGTATTGATTTTGGTTTAGCAAAAAAATATCTACGCCGCAATGGTATGCATATAGATTTTACAGATAAAAAAAAGTTTGTTGGGACGGCTCGTTATAGTAGCATAGCTTCACATATGAATCAAGAACAATCTCGTAAAGATGATTTAGAATCTATAGCGTATATTCTTATTTACATGTACAAGGGTAAATTACCATGGCAAAATACAAAACACAAAGATAAAAAGGAAAGATATCGATTAATAGGTGAAAAGAAAGCAAGTATAACACCAGAAGAATTGTGCGAAGGAATGGTTAAAGAATTTGTTATTTTTTTAAAATACGTTCGTAACTTGGATTTTAACGAAAAACCTCACTATTCTGCTCTGAAAAAGATGTTTACAAATTTATATAAATCCAGAAATTATAAAAATGATAAGTTGGAATGGGATAAATAATTTCTTTATTATATTTAATGGACAATAAATATAAAAAAGATGAATATTCAACAGATAATAAAACAGAATACATTACGTTAAAAACCAAACACAAAACTTTACAAGAAGAATATACGAATTTACAAGAAGAATATACGAATTTACAAGAAGAATATACAACTTTACAAGAAGAATATGCTAAATTAAACACAGAGTACACGACGTTAAAAACAGAGTACAGTGAAAATGTAATAATACAAAGTATGGATGATATGAAACAAAGATATGATAGATTAATACAATCAACTGTTCCTAAACATAAATATACCTTAATGTATGAAAAATATTCAAGAATGGTAAAGTATTTTTCAGGATGTTCTGTATTAATTGATCACATATTAAAATCTATAAAAAAATTAAATAGAACATTATTATATAATCAAGACGCTAAACACGTTATTAATAGAATAGAAACGGAATTAATTACTACACGAGATATTTTAGAAGAAAGTATGGAAATATCTTTTACTTAAAAAAATGAATTTAAATAATTATTTTTTTTTAATTAAAAATGATTATCGGGATTTCTGGAAAAATGGGATGTGGAAAGGATTATACGTGTAATAATCTTGTAATACCCGTATTAAAATATTTTAACCATACATTTTTACAGGTTTCGTTTGCTGATCAAATAAAAATAAATGTAATGACTAAAAACAATATACCATTTGATGATGTTTATGTTAATAAAACTCAAAACTCAAGACGTCTTTTGCAATTAGAAGGTACAGAAAATGGTAGAGATATTTTAGGAAAAGATATATGGATACGTTATTTAGAAAATTGGATAAAAGTACACGAGTCAAGAGGAATTCAAAATTTTATTTGTACAGATGTTCGTTTTTCAAATGAATTTGAGTATATAAAGAAACGTGGTGGTATTATTATAAGAATAGATGCACCAGAAAGAAATATTAAACGTCTTTTATCAGAATCACGTGGTGACTATAATATTTTAGAAACTTTAAAAACTCATAGGTCAGAATGTGATCTAGACAATTTAGAAGACGATTGTTTTGATTTAATTATAAAAAATGATCCAGAAGTAAATATATTGGATTATTATCCCAAATTGTTAGATTTATATAATAATATGATATTTTTAAAATATTAAACTGTTTCAATGACAATTACAAAAGTTTATCAATGTAAAATAGATTATTTTTTTAGCACAGGATCTGGTTATGGTACAGTTAAAACATTATATGGTAATATTTTTTCAAACATTAATTTTTGTAAAAATAATTTAAAAATATTACTATCAAAATATAATGTACATTCTTGGCAAATATTAGAATACGAATTAAATTCACAAGATTCACCAGTTTTAATTACAAACTGTAGTTAATTGTAAAGTATCGTTTCAATAAATTTATTTAAACATTTTGACAATTCATCTATTGTTATTGGTTTTGGTATATAATCATCAAAACCCATATTTAAATAACGTTCTTTATCTTCTCTAAGGCAATAGGCTGTTACGGCTATAATATATGGTCTTCTTTTATTACTGTAAAAGTTATTTAGTTCTTGTAATACTACTTCTCCATTTTTTATTGGCATACGTATATCTAAAAGGATTATATCAAATGGATTATTTATTGCAATATCTATACATTGTTGACCATTCTCAACGACTTGAATATTATCATAACCTATTTTATTAAGAAAACTAACTACAACCTTTTGATTAATATATACATCTTCTGCTAATAAAATTCTAACATTTGATTTTAACTCTGACAAATCATTTTGAATTATATATTTATCCAAAGACAATGGTTTTTGTATAACCGATTCAGTTTGTATGTGTGTATTTCTTGTTTGTAACAAATCTATACATATACGTTTTAATTTTGTTTCCTTTATTGGTTTAATTACTTGTGTTTTGAAATGTTTTGATTTATTTGCATTTTTATCACCTAAACTACTTAATGCAATTAATGGAAACTCCATATTATTAAATTCATTTTGTTCACGCAATTTTGTTGCAAATGAAATCCCATCCATTTTTGGCATACATATATCAATTAAACCTATATCAAACTTTGTTAAACGTGTAAAATGCAAAGCTTCTTCACCATTACTAAAAACATATGGTTTCATACCCCATTTTGTAACCATTCCAGTTAAACTAATTCTATTATGTAAATTATCATCTACGATAAGTACGTTAGCATTATTTAATACACTGTCAGATATTTCATCTGAAATAATTTTATCACAGCATTCCATTGTAGGTAATATAAATGAAAATCTTGAACCAGTGTTTACTTCACTAGAATCTAACCAAATAAAACCTCCCATTAATTCAACAAGTTCTTTGCTTATAGCTAATCCTAAACCAGTTCCTTGATATATTTTCGAAGTAATATGATTATCAACTTGACTAAATGATTTAAATAATTTTTGCATATCTGATTGATCTATTCCGCAACCAGTATCCGTTATATCAAAACGTAAATATATTTTATTAACGCATAAATTATCACTACCAATACTATTTTCTAAAACATTATTTACAATAGTGTATTGGGAATATTTATTTTTTAACAACTCATAATCATCACCACTAATAGATTCTATATTTATAAATATAGTACCTTTATCTGTAAATTTTATAGAATTACTTAATAAATTTAAAAGGATTTGTTTTATTCTATTTGGATCGCCATATATTAATGAAGGGAGGCTATTATCTATATTAGTAGTATATTCTAATGATTTTTCATAAATTTTTGATAAAACAATATCATTTGTTGATTCTATACATTCTTGTAAATTCATTGGTTTAATATCTAATGATATCTTACCAACTTCTAATTTTGAATAATCTAAAATATCATTTATTATTGTCATTAAATTATAAGAACATTCTTTAACCATTAAAATATAATCCTGTTGGTCATTTGTCAATTTTGTATCTTCCAATAAAGTTAACATACCTATAATACCATTAAGAGGTGTTCTAATTTCATGACTCATATTCGCCAAAAATATTGATTTATGATTATAAGCCTGTTCTGATCTAAGTGTTTCGTTTCGCAATTGTATTTCAAGTAATTTATTTTCATTAACATCCTGTAATGTATACATGAAAGAAAATGTGTTGTCTTCGCATTTTATAAATGTCCTTTTATTTGTCATCCATCTATATTCATTTAAACTTTTATTAAATATCCTTATAGTACTATTTGTTTGTTTAT